GGTGCTCTTTTCTGGGTGTAATATAGTGGTAGATACTGTAAGACCATTTAGTTCTACATTATCTACAATCATATATGTTTCATTATCTTTTACTACCGTCCCCTGCATAACAGGTGAATCTAATACATCTTTAACATGCTGCTTTAAAGCAGAAGATGAGAATCTATGCTCGCGTTTATTATAGAATACTTCCATATCTAAATTATCGCCAGTAAATGATTTATCCCTATAATCTTCACCAATGAATCTAACATCAATATGATATAGTTGCATTAAATCAATTAATTCACTTTCAGAGTTGTACGGAATAATCTCGTCCACAAATTTAACTGCACTTAGTTGAACATATCTTTCAACAACACTCTGCACTGGATATTTACCACCCTTGCATGGATTAACATTCAAGCCGACGATTAATCTATCACAATTTTCACTACTTTCCTTCAACATAGCTATATGACCTGCGTGAAGCAAATCAAAGCTTGAACATGTAAATCCTATTCTATTGTACATTTCTATACTCCAATATTCTATCCTGTAATGGTCCCATCCATTTCTTTCTCTCCGAATGGAACTCTTTAACTTCACCATCCTCGGCTACCATTAAGATCAAAAGATCATTAATAACTTCACCAGTTCTTTCATACCACATAATAGAGTATGCTGTACACTGCAACCAATAGTCTGTAATCCACTCCTCGCGTTTCATTCTAGTGCTTGTCTTGAAATCAATAATACAACGCTTACCTTTATAATCACCAATGCAATCCACACGCCCTGCGAGTTGTAGTGTATCGGAATATAGAGGTGTCTCCATCCCAACAACGGTTGTTATATTATCTAGTTTATATTTAAGCATCATGAATAATTTATAGAATTTATTCTTTTTATCCATGAAATCATGCTTGATATAAAGCTCCGTCATATCATGTACTGCAGTACCTCTACGGCCAGCCTCTTTAGTGATACGTTGAGCTTCTTCTATACCGACGCGCTCGCGCCAATCATCTAATTTAGACTTATCCCAACCAATGACTGTGGTTACCGATGGGTACCATTTATTGTCCGGTGTTTGATATTTTCTACCACTCTCTTTAGTAACAACTTCAAGTTCGGGTAGTTCAATTAATTGTAGGTCGATCATAATTTAATAAATCCATCATATAGTATTTGTTCAAGACCAACCGCTTCATCTTCATTTGGTTTTAGTCCCATCGCAAATTGTTTGGCATGCACCATTTCGTGGCAGAGGGTGATGCCCATACTTTTTTCATCCTGCCATTTATCTAGTTCAATGTCAATTTCATTATCATGTAGATCATAACACCAACCCAGTGCACCATCTTCTTTAAGACATGTAAGGGCTACATTAATTTCTAAATTATGCTCAATATTTAATTCATCTCTACAATATTGAGCAATTCTACCTAAATAATCATTATCTGTATGAACCATTAATCCCCTTTTCGACCATATAGTTATATTATAACATATTTTGGTGTAAAAGTAAAGTGCTAATTCAATTTATTATTGATTGATGTTAGAGACTCATACATTTCAATGAATTCATCCTGTACTGCGACCTCTTCGATGAAGTTGCGGACGTGATAGACCTTCGCTAATTTTCTTATTAGACTCTTTTCAATAGCATACTCTTCATGTATGCTTGTAATAATATCTTTAATTGTGTCTTGATTAATTTCAATCTTAGTCTTAATGTTTGAAATTTCTTGTAGTAGTGCATCAATCTTCTTAAGATCTTGCGGTGTGTTTATACTCATATTAACCTCTTCATAATGTAATTAATTCTTCATCCCAGCTTGTTAGGACTTATCTTTAAATTCGCCCTTTAAGTCTCTAATAAGATCAAGGCCTGATTCGGCCATGAACCTAATAGTGTAATTGTTATCCATACCAGCATTCTGTTGAATCTGTGTTAGTACCTCTTTGATTGCGTCGCATTTTATTTTACACTCCTCTTCACTATGATTCATAGTCCCTTTCCATTATAATCTTTATTGCATTTACTTTCTCGTAAACAGGCCTTGATTTGAAATCTAAGCGTGAATAAACACTCTTCAACACCCTTTCTTTTTAATACTTCTTTATTATATAATGTTTGATAATCTATTTTGCCACTAAGTAGGCGTATGAGCCACTGTTTAATTTTTTTGATCATAAGTATATTATAACATATTTTAGGTTAATTGTAAACAAAAAAGGAGCCGAAGCTCCTTTATATTTTATCCGAGAAGGATTTTCTTATCCTTCTGAGCAAATTCCCCAAGATTTATAGTCCTTGGTTTATCCTCTTCTGGAATAATGTTCTCCAACCCAATCATTAATAGACCATCTACAATATCTGCGCCAACGACTTTAATAGTCTCAGCCAATGTAAATGAACGTGTAAAGTCTCGAGCGGATATGCCTTTATGTACATAATCCGTGGTGGTGTCTTTCAACTTTTTACCACCTTCGACTATTAATACCCCTTTTTCTAAAGTTAGGGTAATGTCATCTGATTTGAACCCAGCGACTGCAATTTCAATCAAGTAATGATTGTCATCTTTCTTTACCACATTATATGGTGGGTAGGGTTGTTGTTGTGTAGGGTTGTTTAATGATTCGAATAAATCATCAAATCCAAAGAATAGATCTCTTTGAAAGTTTGTCATATATTTCTCCTATTAAGCGAGTTAAAAGTGAGGACCTCATAGAGCATCCTCGATTGTATTATAGTTTTACATCATTTCGGATGTCATTAAAGGCTATGATTATAACTCACGCCTTTAATAAATCTGTTGGAGGCCTATTTGATAACAAGGAAGACCTGCCTAAAACCCCGTAGTAGCTTACGCCGCTAAGCGAGTAGAGGCAAAACCAGTCTGAGCACCAAAAAATGGTGCAAAGATAGCCTTGCTTACTCTATAACCTTTCTTTTCAGCAGTTATTTTGAGTTGATTGTTTTACGACATCGTCTTTGTCGAGCGCCAATAAACTTTGATTACCCTGTCGAACACTATTTCGATCCCATTAATGAGTGTACTATCGGGGGAAACAATACACTCATTGGTGGAACCGGCCGGTACCGCCCCGGCGTCCAGAATATCTCCAATTATCGGTTTACGCTGTTTATATTATTTATACCTCTTCTTCAAATTCTGCATCAATAACATCATCACTAGATTCAGTCACCTCTTCCTGAGGTTGTTGTTGCATCATCGATTGTAGAGCATCCATCTTCATCTGAATATTCTCTCTATCATCGCCTTTAATACTCACCTTAAGATCTTCGATGATAGGTTTTAAATTGTCGTCATCCATATCTTCAGCTGTATTAATCAGCGCATCTGCTTGATTACGTACAGCTATTAGTTCAGTGTATTTTCTATCCTCCGCTTCATGTATCTTAGCGTCTTGTACCATCTGTTCAACCTCAGCATCACTTAACCCAGAAGAAGACTTAATGGTAATCGATTGCTCCACACCGGTATTATTATCCTTGGCAGTAACATTTAGAATACCGTTCGCATCAAGATCAAGACTTACCTCAATCTGTGGTTGACCCTTAGGTGCATTCGGAATACCGTCAAGATTAAATTGACCTAGAGATTTATTACCAGAAGCAACTTCACGTTCTCCCTGCAATACATGAACAGTTACAGAGGATTGATTGTCAGTAGCCGTTGAGAAGATTTGAGTGCCCGTGGTTGGGATTGTTGTATTCTTCTCAATGAGCTTGGTCATTACACCACCATTGGTTTCAATACCAAGACTTAAGGGGGTGACATCGAGTAGTAATACATCTTTTACTTCACCACTCAACACCCCGCCTTGAATGCCAGCACCCATGGCAACCGCTTCATCGGGGTTAACATCCTTCTTAGGTTCCTTACCAAACAACTTCTTAACAGTCTCCTGCACGAATGGCATACGAGTAGAACCACCGACAAGAATTACATCATCAACCTCGGTTAAGTCTGCATCCTTTAAAGCGGTTTTACATGGCCCTTCGCTCTTTTTAACCAAAGCACCAACCAATGACTCCAACTTAGCTCTAGTCATCTTAATTATAAGATGCTTAGGCCCAGATGCGTCTGCTGTGATGTATGGTAGATTAATTTCAGTCTGTGTATTACTACTTAATTCAATCTTGGCTTTTTCTGAAGCATCCTTTAGTCGTTGCAGTGCCATATTATCATTTCTTAAATCAAGGCCCATCTCTTTTTTAAATTCTTCCACCAGGTAGTCCATGATTAATATATCGAAATCTTCGCCACCGAGGAATGTATCACCATTGGTTGCCAATACTTCAAAGTGGTGTTCACCATCCACATCGCTCATTTCAATGATAGAAACATCGAATGTCCCACCACCTAAGTCAAATACGGCCACCGTTCTATCCCTCGATCCTTTATCCAAACCATAGGCTAATGCAGCGGCGGTTGGCTCATTAATGATACGGGCAATATTAAGACCTGCAATTTTACCTGCATCCTTTGTAGCCTGTCGTTGAGAATCATTAAAGTATGCCGGGACCGTTACAACAGCATCGGTAACCTTTTCACCGAGGTAATCCTCAGCAGTCTTCTTCATTTTAGTTAAGATTTTGGCTGAAATCTCCTGTGGTGATAGTTTCTCTCCCTTAACTTCAACCCAAGCATCACCATTGTCGGCTTTAACAATTTTATAGGGGACTAATTTAATATCTTTCTGCACCGCTTCATCTTCAAACTTTCTACCAATCAATCGCTTGATTGCATAAATTGTTGATTCTGGGGATGTTACACTCGACCTCTTGGCGGTGGCGCCGACACTGATCTCTTCGCCGTAGCCGACGATTGATGGGGTCGTTCTAGCACCCTCACTATTTTCAATAATCTTGACTGCACCATTTTCTAATATTGATACGCAAGAGTTAGTAGTACCTAAATCGATTCCAATTATACTCATATATTCTCCTTATTAAGCAAGTTATGATAGGTCCCGTAGCAACCTATCGTTCATTATTTATTCTACTTCTACTTCTAAACCTTTCTTTATAGACTTGGTTTTTAACCCGTCCGCAATAGCGGCATGAGTAAGAACTGCACGTAATTCTTTTCTTTCCTTACGTCTTTTTTTGGCCTTAGCCCTCTTTTTACTCAAAGTCTTTTTCTAGTCTCCATCTTACTATTTTT